CGGTTGGAGTAGACATTCAGCTCATACATGACCGCCACATGATTTTCCTTGCCCTCTGCGGTCTGTGTGTTGCGGAAGGTAGCGTTGTCCACCTCCACGAGAGAAACACAGGGGAAGGACGGTGGCGTTTTCACATATTCGCCAGTCATGAAGATGTCTGGGTACTGTTCTCGCACCTGTGCCGACACTTCGTTGAAAATCTCGTTCTCCATGTCGATCATCCGAACACCTCCTTTGCAATCCCCGCAATCTCGTCACAGACGGTTTTCAGTGCGTTGTACATGGGCATGATAGCGGGTGTACCATGTGTCAGACGAAGCTCACCGTCTTCATAGAAGCCCCATGTCTGACGCTTGCCCATACCCTTTCCATACCCGCCGATGGTGAAACCAAGCTCAGAGCCTTTCGGGTGAGGGGAACTCCCGGCTGAACCGTTGTGATACACACCTGCGCCAAACTCCACCCAAACAGCGTCCTCGCCAGCGGCGATAACGATTGAGATATTCTCCCGTTCATCAATGGAAACTTGTACCTCGGCTGTCTTTGCGCCGCCGCTCTCATTGGTGAGATCGTCTACAATCGCACCGTTGAAGCCGCTTTGCGCAAGACTTCCAATCCTTTCGGCAACCCTTGTGCGAAGAAGCTCCGTTTTGCGAAGGATTTCCCGCTTGTACATTTCAAGCTCTCTGATAGCCCGGTCAATGTCTTTCTCAGACAGACTGATACGAATAACCTTTTTGCCCATTACGATACACTCACCTTGCTTATCGCCAGCGACACCACATTCAAGCTCTTGGCAACCTTTTTCACGATGTAGTCATGGGGAGTGATAACCTCGCCCTTTTCATTCACCGCCAGATTGCCCTCCTCGTCCATTTGTGGTGTGCGGTCAACCCAGAGCACAGTGTATTCGTCAATCGGAGGAGCGTCACAGTCCATGACAATCACCTTGTCGTAGGACTCGTTTTCTCCAAACTGTCGGGTCTGTGTTTCGCCTTTCGCCGCCGAAATGTTGGCGAAAAACTCTGTAGGCTTGCCACGGTGGATGTCGTATTCGCCGGTCACATTTCCATAATCGTCTGTGATAGGAGTTTTACCCTCATACAGGGCATAGAAGAATCGGGCTTTATTTCTGCTCATACACTTCATCAAATCACCCCGCAATATGGAACGACCGCTTTCAACATGGAGGAGGGGACATCACCGTTCTCATAACTCCTCGATACGCCGTTCTCCGAGTGAGAGGTCTGTCCCTCGGCTCCCCGCTTATTCAGCATATACGCCGCAATCTCCACTTGGAGGTAGGCGTACTGTGCCGGGACTTCGGTTGCATCGTTCTGGTACGGATAGGCTTTCGCAAGAACCTTTCTTCCCGCAAGAGTGAGGTAGGTGGACAACACTTCGTCAGGGTCAGAACTTCCTACTATGGCCTTGAGAGCGGTCAGCTTTTCTTCCTGCGTCATGCTGTCTCACCTTCCTTTCATTCGTTAGTTTCCGAGGTCTCCTCGGTGGTGTCCTTCTCAGGTTCACCCTCGGTGGAATCGCCGGGGGTCTCCTCGGTGGTGTCCTTCACGATGAACACCCGGTTAAGCGGGTTTTTACCCTCCGCAAGCTCTTTGATACGAGCCTTGGTGGGCTTGTACCCCTCCACAGGGTACATATCACCTTCCTGATAGAGGTGTTCATCGTTTTTCAAATCCCGAAACGGGCTGATTACTCGATACATTTTCTGTCCTCCTTATACTGCGATTACACGCCGGGGGTGACAGTAATCTTAACTGCCTTGGTAGCGTCCGTCAGAGCCGCAAGATAGTACTTACGGGAGAAAATGGTGTTCAGACGGGTGTTTGCCGCAGTCTCGGAACGGCTGTTGGCAGTAATCTGCTCGACCTCAACACCCTTCTTGTTAAACAGAGTGACCGCTTCCTTAGTACCGATGATGATAGTACCAGCCACTGCGTCCTTCTTGGTGTACAGGTTGACACCTGCCACAGTACCGACATAACCATTACGAGCGAAGGACTCAACATACTTGAGGTCTTCGTTCAGAGCCTTACGAATTGCCGCCATATCAGCCGCATTGACGAAACCAAAGATGTTCACGCCCTCAATCTGCTCAAGGTTCAGCTTGGCTACAGCGTCAGCAAAAGTGCCAAAGCCGTAAGTCTTCGCTTCAACAGCAAGAGTAGCCTTGTTGAACTCTGCGAAGATGTCCTTGTTGACGGTGTTGAACATATCCGTACCCATATGGCGAACGCCGACAGGAATGAGCATGGGGTCAGTCATGGCCTGTTCGTCATAGTACTCGAAGCGGTTCTGAGCAAGCAGAATCTTGTACTCCTCCGGGGTATAAGTGACCTCAATGGACTTGGTATTACCCTTGGTCATTTCCAGCTTTTCAGTGCCATCGGTGGCCTTGTAGACATTGATCTTGCGAATCATGCCGGCCTGTCCCACAAGAGAGTTGTCCACAGTGCAAAACTGTTGCAGATCAAGGTGGGAATTGTACTGGTCTTCAATCTCATTGGAGAGATAGAAGTTATCATAAATCTTATGCGCCATTACTCTTTACCTCCATAAAGTTCTTTGTATTCCTCCGGGTGTTCCTCAGAGAACTTGTGACGCTCCATCGGGTCGAGTTTTCGGAACTTTTCGAGCGTCATGGTCTTGGAATCCCCATCGGGAGTAGGTTTCGGTGTATTCTTGAGAGCTTCCGCACGAACCTTTTTCTCAAAAGAAGTCAAGTGCTTCTGCTGATTGGCAAACACCTTTTCAGAATCGCCGTCTGCCATAGCTTCTGCCATTTCATCGGCAAGTGCTTCTTCATAGCCGAGAGCAACCAGCTTCGCCTTGTTCTTGGCGATAACAGACTCACGCAGGAGCTTGTCGTACTTGCTTTGAAGTTCTTCTCGCTCCTCCTGTTCCTTCTGCTTTTTCTGCTCGTCCTCGGTCATTTTCTCCCGGAGCTGTTTCTTATACCCAGCGGCTTCGCTGTTGCTCTTGGAGAGGGCATTTTTCAGCCTTTCAATTTCAGCGGAATGGTCTTCCGGGACAGTTACCTTTTCCAAAGCGGCTTCGACCTCTTCAAAGGCCATACCCTCTTTGTAAGCGTCCCCAAGCACTTCTTTAAGGTTCATACTGATTTCCTCCTTGCGTTTCATAGGTAGTTCACTCTACACAGTTTTCTGTTTGAAGGGTTGTCTCCCTGTTGCGTTTTAAGGTGTTCCCTCACCATAACCAAGCGAAAATCGCTTTAATTATTCGTCTTCGTCCGAACTGTCCGGGTTTTTCGGATTGTTCGGGTTGTTCTGCGCCGCCATCTGCTGTTGCGCCAGCTTTTCCTGCTGTTCCTCGTAATACTCCATGCTCATGGTGTACGCCCTTTCCGGGTCTACGAATAGGCCGCTGTGCTGGAACGCCAACAGAGGGTGAATCTTCGACTGCTGTAGCATGGCCACCAACACCTGAGACTTGCTCTGAATGTTCTCATAATTGCGTCTGGTAAACTGCAATTCGATGTCCTTCAAGCGGAGATTGATGTCAGACAGGTCTCGGCAGATACGGAGAACCAGCTTGAGCATTTTCTTTTCGGCTTTTTTGAACATATGCTCGCTGTCTTTTGCCCTCGCTTCCGCAAGCGACCAGCCATCACGCAGGAGCACCGCCGCCCCGGTGTCGGAAGTAGAACTGCCGCCGTTTCTGTTGGGCATACCGCAGATGGTGAGGACAGCGTTGTACAGATCGTCTTTGAGCGTCTGCGTCTGCCCCTGATTCAGTTCCTTCACAACGAGGTCAACATCAATGTTGCCGCCATTGTCGTTAGGCGGTACGAGAATTGCACCCTCCGCAAGAAATTCTTTGAATTTCTCTTTCTCGATGTGGCAACCGATGAATTTCCAGAACGCTTGAATGAACTGCTCCACGCCATCCATACGGTTAGACTCAGTGTTGTTGATTGCGTCCAGAAGAGGAAGGACAATCTCAAAAGAGCCAAGCCGAGCGTTGTTTGCCGGGTACTCAAAAATCGGAATCATGTCCAGAGCATGAGCCTTGGACTCCTCCCGATTGATGATGTCCCCATCAATCAGCCAGTAGTAGTTCTCGGTGTAAACGGAATAGTGCGTTACCTCGTCCTCGTCTTTGCTGTACTTTACCGCCATCAGCGGCTTGTTTCCGATTTCATTGGAATACACAACGAAGGTGTCACGGGGGTCGAGCGTGTACATTTCAAACGGGGACTCGTCTTCATCATCCGATTCATCGGGCAACACCAAGCGAAAAGCGGTTCCGCAAATCATCTGCCATTCCACAATCTCTTGGTCTTGCGTGGCTTTGTCCTCGGCAAACATCAGCTCATTCAGAGCCGTAATACCAGAGGTGACGCTTTCCTCAGTGCTTCTGCCGATATACTGGATGGGTTCTCCGCAGAGATAACCGACCTTGAAGGAAACAATCTCGTTCGCCCGGTTCTCCACAATCCTGTTGCAGATTTCGGGACGGACTTCTTTCGTCCGATTCTGAATGGGTTGCTCGCCCTTGTAGTACTTCCACAAGTAATCAATCTCACTGCGGTTGAGAGCGTGGTCGTTGAGGGCTTTCTGCAAAACCGTAACCACATTCTCGTTGGTAATCTCCTTCACGCTGGACTTGATAACCCGTCTGCCGCTCATTTGCCGGGTTTTGCTCACCGGCTTTGAGGTGTCGATCACATTTCCCAAGATTGCTCCCTCCTTTCCTCTAAAATAAAAAGACGCATGACTGTTCGTAGGGCTTTCGCCATACTCGCAATCATGCGCCAAACTCAAACTATAATTTTTCGCATATATTATAGCATTTTAATTCTCGAAAGTCAAGTTATGATTCTTGTTTCGAGAATTATTTGTTGAAAACTCGGTGGGAATTGTGAATTACCAAGGTCGTTTGAAAACTTCCACCTTTTGTCCGCTCAGGCTTTGGGCATATTCAGCCAGCATTGCCATGCCATCGGGAACATCATCGTGCTTATTCTTACCAGCCATTGTGTAAGAGCAGAGCATATCCATCATCTTGCCGTAGTCTGACTTCCGCTGGTAGAGAGAAGCGTCTTTGAACAGGCAGTGTTCCTTGACCCATGCGCTGTTTACGATGATTTTCGTTTCCTTGTTAGCAGTGGTGAACTTGGTGGTGATGTGCGTGATACCGCCTTTTTTCTTTACTTCCTCCTGTATTTTCTCAGCGACCCGCCGCCCAGCGGAATTAGACTCGAACCGGCAGGATTTCACCTTGTCCCGCATAAGGATTTCCGTCAGCCGAGCGTCCACGATATTGGGTAGCCCATTGTCGCACACGCAATCGTCAATATAATAATCCTGCCCATACACATACGCCACCGGCAGGAAAGCGTAGTCCGCTCCTTTGTCCTTGGTGTCGCAGATACCAATGATTGCGTCAGGGTCTTCCTTCGGCAACTCGAAGTAGCGGCGAAGCTCGTCTTGTGCATAAACCAAGCCCTCACGCTCAATCGGCTCGTTCATATACAGTGCTCGCCAGCTCACATCGTCCATGATGTTCCTCTGCTCGTGATAAAATCTTGTGTTGAACCCCACGCCATAAGCATAGTCAAAATTGGATTCATCGTTTTCATCAAGAGCGGGAATCACAATGAATTTTGCCCGGTCACTGTCGATATACTCCCGCTCAAGCCGACCAATGACATCGTGGACAGACCAACGGGTTGCAATGTGAAGTTCTTTACAGTGATCTCCGATTTTACGCTGTCTCAAGTCAGTGGTGTAGGTCTCCCACAGCTTGTCCAATCGCTCCTTGGACAGAGCAACTTCAATACCAGATACCAAGTCATCACAGTAGAGCAGAGTAGCCGCACGATACAGACCAGCATTGCCAGTTCCGATAGAGGTGAACTCCAAGGTCTCAAAACGCTGTCTCTTGTCAAGGTCAATGCGGCAGTCTTTTGCGTTGGTGTTGGACACCTTGATGTCGGGGAAAACATCGTGCCACAGATAGTCTCCGTTGCGGTCAAATATGCGCAGACATTCATCGTATACCCCTCGGACAAAGCTGTTGGAGTGCGAGCCGGTCAGGATAGGGTCATTGGGAATTTTCCCGCCGAGCCATGTGAGGTAGAAGATAGCCAGAGTGGTTTTTCCTGCGCCCGGTGGAAGAGAGACCGCCAACAAATCCAGTTTATCGTCTGCCAGCTCTTGCAGAGCGTCTACCACCCGTTTCAGCACCTTCCTGCGGGGAGGGTAGAACTTTTTCTCCGGGTCTCGGTTCCACTCCACATAGAGGAGGTAGCTGTCAAAATCGTAAGGAGCGGCGGTCAGGCATACACGCTTGTGCAAATCATAAACCAGCCGCACCTGCTCCCCGGATATGGCGGTATTGCACATGGTTTTCTCACATTCTGCTGACAGTAGCTTCAAAAATTCTACGCCAAGGTCGCTGTCGGTTTTCATGGCTTCCTTGCTCATGTAGTACAGGTCTTCCATGGGCTGGTACTCATGGCTCTTTTTGATTTTTTCAAAAATTGTCTCAAGTAACTTTCGCATAATACCTCCAAAAGAAAAATGACGCATGACCGTTTGAGCATTACGCTCTCGCAATCATGCGCCATTCTAAATCAATTTTACACCTTCCCGTCAATGATGGATTGCAACTTCGTTCCAAGCTCAAGCCATTTCGGGTGTACTTTGTTTGAAATAAAACCGTCACTTTCGATATGACAGCTATATCGGTCTCCGCCCTTGGTGAAAATTTGCAAGAAGAATCCTTCGCCCTCGGTGTAGTAGGTTGTTTGAGACTGTGACCCCGCAGAAGCCGCCCCAACGACCGCACCAACCCCGCCTGCAATCGCTCCTCCGATGATAGCTCGTGAGATAACGCCTTTGCTCTTGGTCTGGGTTTGAGCTTTTTGTACCACATTCTCCACGATGGAATACGAAGTGATTTCGTCATAGGGAATGAGATACTTGATGAACCATATCACTCGGTTATCGTCACTGAACATAATGTTCTCATTCGGCGCACGACCGTTGAAGCTCTTAAAAATCTGACAGCTTTCAAACAATTTCGCATTGTCGAGAGCTTCCCTTGCCAGATCAATTTGATACTGGTCGGGCTTTCGCTTGCTCAAGAGCTTATCGAGCTTTTTCTGCGCCTTTTCAATATTCTTAGTGTTGTGAAAATTATCGTATCGCCCCATGGCGTTTCCCTCCCATCAAGTAGTTAAAGTAGTTGATTTTCGATTTTTCCGTAAACTTTTGCTATAGATGCGTATGCTAAGAGGAAGTTACACGCAAAACCTGATTTTCCACTACTTTAACTACTTCTTTTGCTGATTTCAAACTGCTTGCATTTGCGAAAGAAAGTGGAGGAGGACATACCAGACTCCCGGATTGCGTCTTTGAGAGCAATCTTACCTCCCGCCCAAGCGTTTGCCACCGCAAAGAACTTTTCGTTGGCGGGAATGGGTTTTCGCCCTTTGTATTTCCCCTCGGCCTTGGCAATCTCGATACCCTCCCGCTGTCTCTCGAGCATACTGGTTCGTTCCAGCTCGGAGAGTGCGGCAAACACCGTCACCATAAACTTACCTTGCGGAGTGGACATATCCATCTTTTCCTTGTCGGACACAAGATTCACACTCTTGGCCTGTAACCTGCTCACAGTGTTTAAGAAATCGAGGGTGCTTCTGGAAAGCCGGGAGAAGGACTCCACATACAGGGTGTCACCCTCTCGCAGAAACTCCATCATTTCCTTAAACTCGGTACGCTCTGTGTTTTTCCCACTCATTTTGTCACAGTAGATTTTCTCCACACCGAGGGTCTTCATCAGCTCCAACTGCCGAGCAAGGTTTTGCTCAACGGTGCTCACCCGCACATAACCCACTTTCATGTGGTTCACCTCCTATTACGGTTCTCGTGGAACATAAGTCAGTTTGATGTCGTAACCAAGAGCTTCCATGATGTTGATGAAAGTGCGATTGATAAGACCGTCCTCTTTGTGAATGACCCGGTTGACATACTGACCCGTTGTGCCAACAGCCTTTGCGATTTGCTCCTGAGTGGTGCGGTTCTGCACGCACAGGGTCTTCACATCAATTTCAATATCGTTCAAAACTGCCATTGGAAATTCCTCCTTTGTCTTTGTGAGATAATATTATCATATAACAGAGTGTGTTGTCAATACTTATAAGATAACTTTATATCCTTTTTGTTTCTTTTTCGATTTTTCGGCTACTCAAGCCACTCCCTGCGGCTCGTGCGGCGGGTCGCTGTCCCCCTCCGGGGGTATGCCCTCCGGGGCTATTCGCTCCGCTATCATTGAACCCCCGCCCACTTGATAGCACTATCAAAACAGAAAAACACAACTCTAAAAATAGTATTATCATAATACCCAATAGAGGACACCCCAACGACACCAAACAAACCGCCCACAATGCAGGAGAGCGCAAGCCGCTATATTATCCCATAGCGCACGCAAGAACACAACACACAAGCCCATAACACAAGCGCACAACATAACAAGCCCACGCAATAACGCAACGATCACAATATAAAGCCCCTTATATAAAGCCCTTGCATATAAGCCCATAGCAAGCCGCACAAGCCCATATAATAGCCGGGGAGGATATAGGGAATACCCACCCATAACAAAAAAAAAAGCCCTCTACAGGGTTATACAGGGCGATTATAGAGAGCATGAAAAAACCCGCCCAATATAGGCGGGGTATATGTATTATTTATTTCTTTTAAGAATTTCAGCCATCAGCATAAACGGAAACACAAGCAAAAATACAAGCCCCATTTTTCAACCCTCCATATTACAGAAAAAATCATCATCCACAAAAGAAACGCCGCTATAATGCTCTTGTATAATATCGTCTGGTATTTGTTCGGGGTCTGTAATACCTTGCAATATTTCCGGGCTTTCGTTTTGTAACTGGTAAAAATACGATTGTCTTAATTCTTCCATTTCGGCGGGGGACAGATCATAAACACTTTTATACATTGTTCAACCCTCCTATTACACGAATTTAAAGCGTTTTGTAACTGTCGTTTTGGTATATGTTGCGGCTATATCGGGCATATCCCGCTTTAATGCCGTTGTATCAATTCGGGAACTTGTCACGGCTTTATAACTTGCCTTGTGTTCGTTCCCGGCGATACTTTCGAGCCCGTTTTCCTCCATATGCTTTTTTAGCTTGTCTGTCAACCCGTCAAGCGTTGCGCCGATCTCCTCAGCCATCCGGGTATATTCCGCTATTTCTTTCATAAGTGCGTTTAGATTGTCTGTTGCAATCTGATTGTAATTTCTCATGATGAACCCCCCTTAAAAAATCGTTGCGACTGTGGTTATAATTTCAACCCACAAATCTATATATTGTGTAACCCATTCCCCGGAATCCCGTTGAAATTCCGTTTTGCCGGTGATAACATAACCGACTTGTAAAGCGTTCCCGTCCTCAGTATCTCTATACATAGGGCTTTTGTTCTTTAATGCCCTGTCTGAAATACTGATATAATGCTGATTGTCCACAATCTCCCGGAAAACCTGTAAAGCGTCTTTCACGCTATCCGCTTCAATGTGTTTTGTCGGGATAATATCGCCATCAATCCACCAATTTTTATTATTGTATGGTTTCATTGTTGCCGTTGTTCTGAATATGTATTTTGCCATTTTTCAGCCCTCCATATAGCTATATGCGTATTGCTCCACCGTTCCCAATGTTCCCGCCGTGGGCATTTTCCCGGTGAACCTGTCCACCGTTTCAACCGGGATATAATAGGCGGGATATTTGCCCGTTTCATTGTCTCGAATATTGTAGAAAATAAAGGCGTTTAACATTTCCTCAAATGTTGCCCCGGATTTTCCAGAAACGATTATTTCCGGGTGCCACGGGTAACCGGGGCGCAAATTGACAGGACAAACCACCACGCGCAACCCGTTGTTGTATGCCCGCCGTGCTTGTGTTTTGTTTATACGCTTGAAAGTAAAGCCGTTTTCGGTAAAGGTGTAAGCCCTCATTTATTGCACCCCCTTAAAAATCTACTTTTTCCATTCGTTCGGGTGCTTGCACCGTTTCCCAATGCCAACCGGGGGAAAATGTATTAGCGACTTTTTCCCGGTGACTATCCCGGCGAATTATAGAAAATCGTGCTTTTGTAAGCTCTTCAAAAATAATTTGTGCCGCCTGTTTAATAATTGCGTCTGGTACTTCTGACTTGAAAAGGCAATCAAACAACCATTTTTTGGTAAATTCATCGAGACAAGCGTCTTTTGAATATTTCCCATTTCTAACAGGCGTTTTAGTGTAGTAGAACGGGAAAAACGGATTTTGATCAACTTGGAAATAATAGGCGATTTCATCACAAACAAAAGTAATATATGTTGTATGGGTCACTTGCACAAATTCAGAATTTTCTAAATTCCTATCACACACAAGAGCGTTTTCAATGGGCTTTACTTTGCCGCCGTTGTTTTTTACGATCTCCGCTAATTGTGTCATAATACGGCACACATTGAAGTCAAGCGGACGCAAGTATAACTTTTCGTTTTCTCTGCTGATATACATTTCTTTTACCTCCTCTTACAAGCTCATGTATTCCGCTTTGCTTAATCCGCAAAATGCTTTAATGTGTCGGCCTGTCGTTGCTGTCCAATCGTTCCACAGCTTGACTAATTCCCCGGAAACAAGCCTTTTAATAATGGGGGTTTCATAGCTGTATAGCGTTTCTGTCCCGTTGTCCTCCACAATTACAACCGCTTTCCCGTAAAAGCTTTTTCTACCGTCTACCGGGGTTAATTCGTACTTTCTCATTTTGAAAACCTCCATATAATCTCGTTCGGATTGTTTGTTGTCCTGTTGTGATTATAGTATAATTCAGCTTTTCCGAATTGTCAAGAGGTTTTCAGAAAAATTTTATCTTTTTCGGATTGCTTATTGTCTCCTATACATTATATAGGGAAAACCAAAAACCCGCCAACGCTCCACCGGCTCCACCTCCACCGGGGGACGATCTGCCGCCAATAGAAAAACCGCCGCTTTTCCCCGGTGGAAACCAGAGAATACGAGCGGCGGTTTCATAGTCGATAGTCGTTAGTCGCTTTCAGAGTCGGAGTCGCTTTCAGAGTCGATAAGGTATCGCTGTCTGATAGAGTCGGGGTCATAGTCGTTGTCCTGCTGAACATTCGGAGTGACAACATATTCGGTCTTATCCAGATAGCCATAGTTGTTCTTGCCGAGGAAGATACCCATGACAGGATTGATCTTGCCGTTTTGCGAGTAATTCTCCCAAAGAACCTCCATAACTCTATGAGCCTTTTTTATTACGAGTGCTACTTCCTGCGGCAACGCAGTCTTATATCCAGACCCACCAGTGGCATAGTCGTTCACAATGGCAATCAAAGTCCGTCTGCTCATACCGTTCAACGCCAATGCCATACCAGAAACCGTAGGTTTCATATCACTGGAAGCCATGAACTCAAAATACTCATTCAGTCGATTTGTCACTTGCTCTACATCATGTAAATCAATGTCAGGCAAGTTCATCAGGTGCATGGAGTTTTGCAGATACTTCGTATTGTCACCCGGCTCCAAATCGTACCCATTCATACCAATCACAGGGGAGTTACCGCCCCTCGGCTTCTTCTTAATCACCTGCGGCTTGTTCTCACCATCGGTGTTTTTCTTCACTGCCATAGTCGTTTTACCTCCTCTGAGAGTCCTCTTTTCGAGCCGAAAGAGTCCTCTTTCTTCTTATTCTTATTGCGTAGTTAAAGTAGTTAAAAATCGGTTTTTGCGTAAACTTTTACTATATAGCCCCCCTTATAGAGGACTTTTACGCAAATTTAAAATTTGAACTACTTTAACTACTTCATCTATAACCTCTCAAAAAGACAAATAACAATCCATTCCAGACTATTTCCCAAATGTCGTTTTTGATTATTTTTCAATCCTATTCGGATTGTTTGAGGTTTTCAGCCGCAACGGTCGCTACCTGCCGCCAAGTCTCACACCATTCAGCGAGATTTCCGTCTGCGATATGTGCCGCAATTTCGGTTGGATTGATGTCTGCAATCAGTCCTAAAAGGTCATTCATCGTCCGACCCCCAATCACCATTTTGTAGCTCATATCCATCGGGAGAATCAAACTCGATCACTCGTTCGACCTCCACGCTCTTGAGACATACAATGCGGTAATCGTTACCACACCCACAAGAGATAAAGTCGGCTCGTGCATGATTCAAACAGTTGTATGTGCGCATTTGAGTTCTGCTTGTGCGCTGGTGTCGAGGGAAATACCGATAGTCTGTGCCATACACAAACTTACCTGTCTTAATATTTTGTATCGCAAACATCTTTCTCTCCTTCGGCCTTATCACACGCATTTTTACAGGCTTCGCATTTCATATAATCTTTTTCGAGCCAGCAGTCAAACAGTGTGCATTTGGGCAGGTGTCGCTCAATGGGAGCTTTTCTGCCATGCGTCCTATCCCTGTGGGTATGATACCGACAAACGCTCTTTCCCCAAAAGTCCCCATCATGGGTGCAGGTTTCTTTTTCGGGAGAGACTTCATGTTCAACTTTGATTTTCATTTCATTACCCCCCCTCACATACAAATCACTATGAGCATTATTCCATTGAAAAGCATGGAGTGCGTATCATTCTCATAATAAGATTTAGCCGTTTTGATAAAGAACATAAATACAAGAATTATGTTCAAAATATCAACCAAAATCCGAAAAGCTGTAAGCATTACACAACCTCCTTGAGCTTCAACCCCCAATAGATCACGAACCCGCTGGAAGTCGATTTGCGGTCAAACCATTCAGGGTGACGCTCCATTTCAGAGTTGAATTTCCTTGCCGAAAGCACAAACGCACCCTCGGATTTCGCCCACATCTTGAAAGCCTGATAGAGGTCTTTGGCTCTGATAGTCGTGCGCTTGTTCTTCTCTCCGAGTGGGTTGCACTCGTCTTCTGGCACACGCACACAGCGATTTTCGAGAAATTGGAGTACAAGATCATTGTCCCGCTCGTACTTCGCCACAACAGACCTCAGCGGCTCTGACATGGTAAGACCATTCTCTTTGTACTTGATGTACCCACGCACGAGCCACATGAAAATACCGCTCATGGCTTCCTGAGAAGTCAGCTCGTCTTTGAGGTGCGTGTCCTGTTCGGCGGGGGAGAAGTGTCGATTGAACTCAATCACCTTGATACGCTCGGAAGCGAACAAGCTCTTGTCTGTCACCATGGGCAGGTCGTTACAGGAAAGCCAGAGCGTGAATTGCGGCTTGAAAGTAATCGCAGACTGGTACAGCGCACGAGCCGAGATTTCCTCACCGCCTGTGAACTGCTTGATTTTCTCCTCGTCCAACTTTCCATACTCGTTGCTCTCGGACATAGTGACAAACCTCTTGCCCTTGAGACCTGCAAGGGTAGGGCTGGCGGCTTCTGCGTCCTTCTGCCTGTCTCCCCGGCAGATCATACCGACCGGGGCAACCTTGGCGTAGTCTCCGAGCATGGTTTCAATCGTGTTGAGCAGTGTGGATTTTCCGTTTCGGGTCGTTTTGCCATGCAGTATAAACATACACTCCTCGTTGCTCATGCCGAGAATAGAGTAGCCGAGGGAGCGTTGCAGGAAGTCAGCTTTATCCTTTTCGCCCTGCGTCACCTCGTCAATGAACTGTTCCCATCGGTCACACTTGATGTCTCTGCGGACGGTGTGACGAAAATTGGTCTGCATGGTGAGAAAATCATCCCACTTAGCTTCCCGAAAAGAAAAATCCCGGAGGGAGTAGGTGCCGTTCAGACAGTTTATAAGGTATGGGTCAGCGTCAAACTCAGTGGCAGAGATACGAAGCTCGCCTGTGGCGTCTTTGAGTATTCTGTCCCTCACGCGCCTGTCACCCATTTTGTTCACAAAAGAGGTGTAGGCTTTTCGGATTTCATCATCCACGATCTCCCCGCAGTAGAGAATCATCAGCCGCACAAAGTCCTTGATTTTCTCAGAGACAAGGATCGCCCCTTCGTCTTTGCGCCATGCGCCCTCGAAGTAGGTGTACCAGCTCTTATGCTCTGTGCAGTATCGGGCTTCCCGGTTGTAGAGCATACCAAACAGGTTTGCCATGCCCATTTCCGACCATTCAAACCCGGAACTGGTTTCATCGGCTTTCTCAGGGTGATATGACTTGATGATATACATTTTTTCGGACAGGTCTTCGTCCATAATAACCCTACCGTTGCGAAGCTCGAAAAGCTCTCTATCACTTGCCACGACTGCGTTCACCTCCCACTGCTATGGCGCATTTCTGCTTGTCCTCCACCCACCATGCGCAGTCCTCTTTGCGGCACAGGCACGATTTGAGAGTATTGCACTCAGGGCAAATGTAGAATAAAGGACAGATTTTATCGTTTTCAAATTCAGACATTGTACAAATCCCTCCTCACATTTCTTTTCACTTCTTCATTGTCTTGCTTTGTATATCCCACTTCTGCGATAATATCTCGGAGCACTTGCAAGCGTTTTTCGTCCTCCTCAACAGTAATGGATTTGATATACTCAATGATTCTGCGTACCTCAAGAGCAGTCCAGTGAGGAATCTTGTTTCCATAGAGCTTTTTGCCAATCGCATTGATTGTAGCGGGAGAAAGGCCAAGCTCATAAGCGATCTCGGCGTTTGTGTAAATCCATTCGCCTTTGGTGTTAATCATTGCCAACACCTCCGCACTTCTCATGGCAAATGATTCGACCGCTCTTACACTTGGGAACAAGCATGAATTGGAGGTCAGGGTCTACGCAAGCCACCATCAACTTTACCAGTTCACGGATTTCCCACTGCGCTCTCATGCACAGACGCTCATTCGCCATGTGGATAAGCTCTCTTAGGTTGCAGGACAGATACAAAGAAGTCATGCAAGCGTTGGGAAGAATGTACCGTGCGTCCTCATTGGGAACACCAACTTTTTGACACTCCTCGTAAAATTCTGCAATCCGATTCATAACCGTACCGTAGTCATAATCACCACCCGCTTCCTCTACAGAGCAAGGTAGCACTGCTGAAAATCCGTCCTCAGAACAGTATCTCTGAGACCGTTGAGTAAAGCTACAGTGTCTATGCCGCACGAGTTGATGGGAACAAGCACGAGAAATTCCCTCGATTTTGAAGGTGAAGTAGATGTGCTCGAATACGCTGTGATGTCCATTGCGGTAAAGGTGCTTCACCAGTCCGAGCGGGTTCTTGGGGTCGCTGTCATAGCAGATACTTGCGATTTTCGCAATGGTTTCGATGGGGTCAGGCGTTGCCTGTATGAGTGTTACTGTCATTAGAATCCTCCTCATTTCTGAATATCACGACCATGGAGGGGAAAGGAGCGGCGGTTTTCGCATTTCCAAACTTTAACCGCCCACGAATGAATCTTATCTCGGCCTTCCCGTATATGAAGTCGTGAAAATACTTTGTGTCAGTTCTTGCTGGAATGAGCATAACCACGAGCGTGTTTTTCTTACGACTTTCCTCAAAAGATTTTTGAACCCATTTTGCGATTTCTTTTCCGTATGGGGGATTGCAGAATACTCGTTCCCCCCCCCAATCATGAATTAGACCGTCCTGCTCCCGGTTGTAATACCGAGCGCACTTGTGGTTATGAAGATCGGCGCATGGGTCGAGGGTGAACTGAAATTCCAAATCCAATTTATCAAAGAAATCTTGTGGTGTTGCCCAATCATCGGTTTTGCTACTAAACATTACATCAGTGTTCAAGGTTTACTCACCATCACTTTGTCTAAAAGCTGTTCATACAGACTCTTGAACAAATCCCGCTCGATTTCGGCCTTTGAAACCTCTGTCGAAGGAGAAGTGGAAACCTGAGTCCCCCCCCCGACAGCCGCAGGAGCGTGAAGACCGAGCGAATATAGGAGCGCATGGTCGATATTCTTCATTTCGCTCGTAGTGCAGGAACGGATGAAAGTGTCCAGCCGCTCTTTTGAGACCGTCTGAATGTTCTCACAGAGGGCAGTAGACGGAACTTTGCACAGCACCTCCACATGGGTCGGCATGGGCTTCTTTTCTCGTGAGGTGAGGAATACAACCTCTACATTGGGCGAGTGCTTGTTGCCGAGATCGTTCGAGACGATAACACCGGGTCTGCCGCCGCTCTGCTCCGAGCCAGTGTATGTACCTTCTGTGATGAAGAAAATGTCTCCCCGGCAATATTCTTGAACCATAAAATTACCTCCAAATCTAATTAAGACAATATATTGGCCTTTTATGATTAGATAATAACACGAAAAAGATTGATTGTCAACCCTTGCGAGAATAATTTTTATCTTTTTCGTGTTATATCCTATCTTTTGTATCTGGTGACACTGTTGCAGATAGTTCTAATCTCATTTCGGTCAAGGGGTGGGTCACAGGCTACCATGTTCGCATACAGAAGTTCATCGTAAATCTGTTGCTTGCTATAACCCTGATTGTGTAACATACCCGCCAGCGAGGTCAGACAGATATTTCTGCTCCCGTCTGGAATCCGGGGATAAACGGGACGAAGTTTGATTCGGTTGTTCTCAGGCCATGCCCATATCGGTGAATAAATCCGACCTCCGTACCGCTCCCCGTCTTTTTCCTCTCTGGTTTCGGGAAAGAACTTCTCTACCACATAGTCAATCGCACCTTGGTCTTCTTCAATAGTGTCGTATAAGAGTGTATCGCCAGTCATGATGAAGTACCGAGCCGCCTTGTAAATCTCCACTCCTGCGAGGTTGTTTTTTCCCTTAAAAGGGAGTGTCCCTTTAAGTAGAATGTGAAAGCCCCTGCCGCTCTTGGACTTCTCGGTGTAGCTCTCACACAACCCTATAATTTCAGCCGCCAGCGGGGACAGGAAACCGTCTTGATCGTAGCCATCGTCTATGTCAATCCCCACATAGCCATTGTCGTTGAAGACGAACCCACAGTAATCATAGTGTCCCTCCGACACAGCCTTGAGAGCCGTGTCGAAGGAAGACCATGTTTCTGGATTGGTGGAGGAAGCGGCTTCTCGCTCAAATGCTTTCATCGGAACCTTGCTGTCACTGCGAGTACAGACCCATTGATTCAACCTTTTCAATTCTTCGGGTATGTTCTCGTATCGTGTCAAATCAGGCTCCTCCTTTTTGCAATTTTGTGCTCCAACTCGTTTACCAAAGCCCAAATCTTGTCCTGCTTGATGTTTTTCTGCACAGACACCCTGTAAACATTATCGGGAATGGTATCACCCTCCCGGTAAATAAACAGCAGAATGTCCCTGTCAGCGTCAGTGAAACCCTTTAGAGCGTGTTCACAGGCATACCAGTTCTGCTTATCAGCGTCAGAACGAAACTTCGGGTTGGGGTGTCTGGCATAGAATCTCATGCAGTGCTGGATATAGTCAGAATAGTATGTCCTCATTCTTCACCCTCCGCTTTGCGGGGAGCTGTCCTCTTGGAAACCTCGCCCTCAAAGTACCATTTGTTGTCGATGTTGATGGGGTAGCCGCTGACATCCGATTTCATCAGCTTCCCATGGTTGATGATGTGCTGGGCAGACGCAATCGCCATCTGGTTTTTCACCAAGTCTTTTCCAGTGCGAAGCAGGAAAGTCACCTTTCCGTTCGTATTTTTCAGCCTGTAGTTCATTCTCTGACCTCCTCATTCCATTCGGCAATGTCAATACCGTATTGTTTTAATTTGTAAGCGCACAGCCACGCTTTGTCCTCGTCACCCATTTCATACCGTTTCACAAGAGCGTCCAGTTCGGTGGAAAAGCTGTCATAAAAAGCCCGTAAGCGTTTCTTCCCAAAACCGAACTTTTCATGGAGTAGCCATAAAATCAGAGCGTCCATTTCATGCTCATTCTTTTTATCGAACTCGGCGCATTGGCGAAGAATTTCAGCGTCTATGGCTTTCTGTTCCTTTGCGCTGAACTGTACTCCGAAGATGTGACCCCTGTTTCTTTTGAAAACCGGCATATCAGACACCTACCACATGGGAAGCGATCATATCCGCATGGTGCGTCCAGAGCACATTCGGGAATCTCTGTACAGTGTTGGTGAACTCACGCCAATGTTCCCGGTCGGTGAAAGCACCCATGTGATAAAGAACGCACATGACTTCCTCCTCGGTCAGCGTCATGTACTGAGAGAGAAGAATGACCGACTTGTCACCATGTCCTTTGATAGCAGTGTCGGGGTTGTATTCCCACGCCTGTTCGTCATAGACAGGACACTCCCCATACCAATCTGCAATGGTTTCTTTAACCGGGTGGCGGTACTGGTCGATTTTACACAGGTCATGGAACATACCTACGATGAAGGGGCTTTCGGCTCTCTGCCATTTCAGACCATTCTTCGCAGACAGGTCTACCAGAGAGTTCATCACCATCAGAGAATGGTCGAACAGCCCTCCCTCGTAGGCTCCATGGTATTTTGTGCTTGCCGGGGAGCGAAAGAACCCATTCGCCAGCAGATAGGTTTTGAAGTCCTGAGAGATAATCTTGTCAAAACCAGCGGCTTCAAATAACTGCAATCTTTCCCGTTCTGTCATTGGTCTCCCTCCTTCATCAGTTCACAGATAAACGCCATATTACAGGCCATGTGCTTGTAATGTTCGATACCGCTCTCAGCGTCCTTTGAGCGGTGATCTTCAATGAAGGAAAGCCAGTGGCGGTAAAAAGCGTCTACATACCGTTGCAGTTCGACTTTCCTCCAATTATCCGGGTCATGGTATTTTTCCGTTCCATACTCCCGGACAACCGCAATATCACGGATAATTTGAACAGGGACAAGGGACAGCTTGGCTTTCCCTTTATCGTCCTTAGCAATCTCCATTTCATTTCCTCCTGCTCCGCAAAGCCCTCTGAACACCTTTTGACCTTTGCGCATACAAACTATTTGCGGCTTCACGCCACTTGCGCTCTTTCTCCCTGAGTTCATCGTGTGCTTTCTTCTCGGAGAGGTATTCGGCGCAAGTGGCATGACAACCCGCATGGCGTTTAGGTGCTATACAATCTTTGCAACACTTTATGCCCACGCTTACAGACCGCCGAGCAGTGCGTCAAGGTCAAGCCCCTTTGCGGGTTGCGCCGCAGGAGTGGGAGAGGGGGTAGGAGCGGCAGTGGCTTTAGGGGTAGCAGGAGCAGTAGCCCCCTCTTTGCCAAGCGTCAGAGCACGAGCGACAGGCTCAGTGTCGAAGTATTCTGCCGGGGACTTGTCACCAAAATTGGCGAAAGTAACCATCTTGTTGGGGTCTTTGTTGGACGGGAGCTTAGTGTGAACGACCTCGGCGCAGATGAAGTGGTCGATAAGCTCAGAGGGGTCAATGTCCTCCAAGGTGTAATCACCCATTACCGTTTTGGCAAAGTAGGAGAAAGCGTTCAGAGCCTTTTCATTCAGCTCGTCATTCTTGTCTTTGATGGAAAAACGCTCGGTGTGGGTCATACCAGCGGCGTTCACCAGCATTACCTCGATCTTGCCAAACTCCTCGTCATAGGTCGCACCATATACTCGGAACACATAGGTTCCTTCGGGAATGAGAGTAAACCCGCTTGTCATAGGGATTCTTGCCATTGTCTTTATCCTCCTTAAAACAGGCCACGCTTTGTCGTGCCATTGTTCACAATGATTTTCGTAAGCTCCCAAGCCTGTTCCTCAGTGAAACCGGCTTTTGTATAGGCTTCATACACCTCATAAAGTTCTTGTGCGGCATCGTCCTTCGTTTCACCACGGTTTGCCTTTTCCAGCTCTAATTTCAGACACTCGATCTGCTCACGGCTGTTTTTAATTTCCTGCTCCAACTGAGCTTTGGTTTTGCTTGCCATTGTCTTTATCCTCCTTATTTCTTCTTAGAACTCACATACATGGCGTGGCCGACAATCAACATCAGTTCCACCAGAATGGTGGTGATTACACCGGCAACGAAAGGGTCAATATACATAGCGTCCTCCTTATTCCTCGTAATCGGTCGGGAAAATCAGACCAAGTGCTTCTTCGTTCTCGGCAGAGGAGAACTTCGCAGGACGCTTGATAACCAGAGCCTTGCCCTCGCTGGTTTCCTTCTCAGCGTTGTGCTTGACAAACATTTCCACGATGTCTTTTCGCTCAATGAGGGCGTAGGCACTATTGTCGATTGCGACCTTGTTCTGTGCGCCCTCCGTAGCGTAGATACGAACGCAATCCTTGATAACGCCATCGGCATACGGCATGACAGCCTTGTGGAGGTCACAGGGGTCGGTGAAGCTGTCGTAATTGATGATGTTCTCTACAAATTCGGGCATATCGGCAACCTCGGTGCAGGTGACGCTACGAATATCCTCCGGGATTTTCATAAACACCTTGTCGGAAGCGAGCCAGCGTTCGCCGTTCTTGCGATTGTAGACGATACCGTCAGAACCAAGAGCCTTTACAAATTTCTGAAATTTCATGGTGAAAATCCTCCTTATTTCACAGTCATGCGGTACTGCTCAGATTTTTTCTGATACTTCTCAAGCAGACCGTCAGCTTCCAGTGCCTTTTTGTCTATCGTAGTGGTTTCGGAGCGAGAGACTGTCCATGTGTAGGCAGACCCCTTGATCTCCACCTTTTTGTCACCGTCCCGGAACTGCTTCATAGCGTGTTCCTTGATGATGTCGTTGACCTCTTTCAGACGCTTCTCCTTGTCAGCGATTGCGGAAGTGGCTTTGTCCACCTCTGCCTTGAGTCCTTCCGCTTCCTTAATAAGAGCGTTGATGTCGGTGTCAGGGGTGAGATTGTGAGTACGCAGAGCCGCCAAAATCTCAGCGTCCTTCTTCTCGTCATAGACTGGGGAAATACCGCCAGCCACATACTCACCCCACCAAGACCCTACCTCGGCTACCATTCTCGCAAAATCCGGGTAACGCTCAGACACCTTAAACTCCACCGTAATGGTATTCTTGATGTTGGGAACATACTTGGTGGGGTCTGCGTAGTCCTTCTCCTCAAGGAAGGAAGCGACCATGATTACATTATCCACTCCAAGCAAGTATGCGTAGAGAGCCGCCTGTAGAGCGTAGTATTCGGGAGCGTCATTCTGCCAATCCTCAATGCGCTTGGTGGTTTTCATTTCGAGGACGGTATCGACCTTGCCCTCCTCGTCCACTCCGAGGTAGTCCCACATACCGCCAAAGTGAGGATTTTCGGGGAAGAAATCACCCCGAGTCTTGTTGAAGTAATCCTCACCGTAACGGTCGGTAGGGGTAATCAAATCCATGCCGTAGGACTTTTTCATATACTCGGCCTGTTTCGGCTCGATGGCTTTACCAGCGGCGGTATAGATGGTGTCCTCGAAGGGCTTCTCATAGGTCTTGGTAATAGCGCACCACATTTCAAAAGGAGTAGACCAAGGGTTCAGACCGAGAATGGTGGCGAAGCGTGTGCCGGTCACTTTCTTGGTACGCTTCGGCGGTGTAATCTGAATCTGGTTAGAGTCAAGCCATTTCATCATTTGTTACTCCCTTCCAGCATGGTGGTGATTTTGGTGATAAGGGTCTCACAATCAGATTTGCTGATTTCCGTAAAGCCCTTGGTCTGCACCGCAATCTGAGCGATCATTTCCTCCTTGGTGGGGTCAGCGTCCTTGAGCTTCTTCAAGACGCTCTTGAGACCCTTAATCTGCAAGGTGGTGGCATTGTCTGTCGGAGCGGTCAGTTCCGCTTTCACTTCCTGTCTCTGTTGGGGAGTGGCAGGAGCTTTCGGAGCACTATCAGCGGCGGGAGCAGACACAGGCTTACCCACATTTGCGTCAAAACTGTCGCTCTCACAGATGTCAAGAGCAATCATATACAGGTAACGGCGCATATAGGTGATAGACGAGCCAAGGGCTTGCATTTCGTTGGTAGCCTGTTTCCCGGTGTTGCTCACGATGGGAGCGATCTGGTTGAAGGGAGCTTCAAACTTAATGCTTTCCTCCCAAGGATTGTCGGTGTTCACGATTGTCATGGTGGCAATGCCAGAGGTGAAGTTTACAACAGGAATCAGACCGACCTCGCCAAAAATTCGAGTCGCAGTGGGGACAATATCGTCCAGTTCAAAGTACTTGAAGGACAGGTGCATATTTTTGCCTGTCTTCTGCACATCCGCTTCGAGGAACTTCGCTCTTGCGGTGAGCAATTTCTGATACACATTCATTGCAACGGTTTCGGTTTTCTTAGCTGTAGTAGCCATCTTTTTGCGTCCTCCTTTTTTCTTTTCGGGTTTTATGCCTAAAAAGTCATTGACCCGTTTCTTTGCCATTTCGATGTAAAAGGTCTTATCCACATCGGCTATAGTCAGGTGATTGTCATTGTCGATGATACAGCGGTCAGGAAGCATTTCGATCTTCGCCGTTGAATCGTTCTCAGCCTTAATCTTGAACAGCTTCCCGTAACGCTCGTCTGCCGTAGCATAGACTCGGTTCACTTTTTGTACCGGGACTTGCTCACCATCGACAAGGTGATATGCTTCACGATACTTCACACCAGCTTTTGCAATAATCTGGAACTGGAAAATATCGTCACAGCCGTTGATGGTGTCCTCCACTGGCGTACCGTTGACAAAAAACTCCCGGAGGGCGGTTGCCACGATACAGCAGGAATTGTTGATTTTCCATGCGCCCACATTGGAGATACCTTTGACAAGGTAGCCGCCTTTTTCCTTGACCTCTCCGCTTGGCTGAACTTCGATGTAGTTGTTTACATCTTTCTGCGCAATCTTCACAACGGAATCTTCTTCCAGCTCAAATCCTGTCCGCTGTTGCCATTCGTCACAGATTTCGTCCAGTTTTCCAAGGTCTGCCCGGTCGCACTCGACCATGATACCGTCTGTATTGAGTTGGACTATTTTCAGCCCCGGAATATCGGCGTAGAGGTGTTCAGCCAGTTCCAGCAGAAACAACTGCCCGGTGATACACACAGAGCGTCCCATCAGAGGGTCAAACAGGTCGTTGTACTTGTTCAGCAGTGCGCCATAGGTCGTGTTCACAACCAGCTTGAGCGCATTGGCGGTGGCTTTATCGCCGCTTGCTTTGGCTTTCATTCTGGTTTCCAGCACATCTTCAAATACCTGCGCCGAAGGAATATTGCGGGAGGTGTAGCCGCACAGTGTCATGAGGTGGGGATAGTAGCTCGCCACATCTTTGTTGCGGATAACCCGGTCTGCGGTTTCCTCGAAAAAGTAATTGGGAATGGCGGCATGAATCCCGCCGTACCCCACAACACCCGGACACTCCCCAATGGAAAAGGTCTGCTTGTCGCTAAACAGCTCCTTGTCGGAAATCTCAGGGTCATACATCTTGTCAAAGAAATCAAAGATTTCCTGCGGGATATACTCACGCTTGAGGTGATCGGGGTACACATACTTGCGTTCATCGTCATGAGGTTGCTTCGTTGCTTTCAACAGAGCCGCAGTTAGCTTGGCGTTTGTCATGCCCATGGCTTTCACATCGTCCAGACCTGCGAGTTTTCCGATATGGATTTTGTTCTTGAGGTAATCCTTCCGAAGCTCCACCAACCGCTCTGTAGTGTCAACATCGTGCATACAATACTTAGCAGTTTCTTTCAGCTCCGCTTCGGTCAATGCCCTGTCGATGTCAAAAGGTACGGTGGACTCCTCAACAGATAACCCCAAGTGTCCTTCGATAGCCTTTAGGGACAAGCCCATCTGCATATCGTCTTTGATGTCCACATTGTTGAAGCGGAAAAAGAAGTCTTTCAGAGGTGGGTATTCCCAGCCCTGACCGCCGCCAATAAGGTAATCGTTGACCTGTTTCACCTCCTGCGGAATAAACCCACAGCAGATTGCTTTGATGATGAACTGATCGTAGTGCTTGCTGTTAAATCCGACATAGATGTTGTCCTCTGTGATACACTGCTTCAACACCTCATTATCGTTATGGACAACGGTATATTTGCCGCTTTCCATATCTTTGAGAACCACCAGCCAGTCTTCACAAAAGACCTCTACATCGTAAACAATCAATCTCACTGTCTCACCTCCTATTCCACAAAATAGCAACCGTTCTTACGGTAGGTCGTGCAACGCTTCTTGTAGGACTTTACAAGGTAAGCGATATTGTCAACAAAATCATAGGCAATGGGGTCTGTCTTGCCCTCACAGACACGAGCGATTCTGCCAATGCTCTGTGTCACCACCGCATAATCCTTTTGAGGTGTAGTGAGGAACAGCCGCTCTAAGCGAGGTATATCCAAGCCTTCTTTTGCCAGTGAGTAGGTAGCGAACAGGTACTTTTTCTTTCCTACCCGCATATCCTCAATGGCTTTTTCCCGTTCGGCCTTGCCCTTTTTCGTTGTCATTTTTCCGCTCACCATCACAGCGTCCCGTCTCATGTGCGCCGGGAGCCAGCTCATAAGGTGCTCCAAGTGATTGAGCCTGTCAGAGAGAATTAGACAGCTCTTGCCCTCGTTGAGCTTGATTGCGTTGACGATAATTTCTTCCCGGCAAAGATTTTCGGTGAGGTAAGTAATCAGCTTTGAGTAATTCAGCGTACCGTCAGTATTCAGACACGCTCGTCCAAGCTCCACTCCTGTTGAAACAGGGAGAATACCGACTTTCATAATCTTGTCACCAACGGCTTCATCAGGAACGGTGTAGATCACATGACCGAGAAGTGCGTAGGTGGCTTCAATCATACCGTCTGACCTGTGTACGGTAGCTGAGAGACCGATTTTATGTCGAGTCGCTAAACTGTTCAAAACCTTGTAAAACTGCGTCATAGCGGTGGGTGTCCCGGAACAACGGTGGCACTCGTCCACAATGACGGTGTCCCACAGGTTTTTATACTGGGAGAGGTCGAGTTTGCACATGGTCTGAATGGTAGCGAATGTGATACCGCTTCCAATGTTGACCTTGCCCTCGGTGATTGTGCCAATCAGCCGTTTGTCCATGTATCGTTCCGCTCGTTCCTTGCTCTGTCTGAGCAGGTCAAGCGTATGGGTAAGCCAGAGGGCTTTCTTTTCAAATCGCTTTACAAGAGCTATCCCCATCTGCGTTTTACCGCTACCTGCGGGGCTTTGCAGAATACCGTACTGTCCAGCCGCCACAGCGTCCACAGCGACCTTTTGGTAGTCATACAGGGGAATATCTACCCCTCCATACAAAACCCTCTCAGGGGCTTGGAAATCGCCCACAAACAGGGCGTTCTCCTTCACAGAATCAGGTAGTGTCCTCAGCGTCCCGAAAGGCAGGATAAGGGTGTTTCCTCTCTGCTCATACAGGCTGAGAACCTTTGGGGTGTTACCGAGCCACAGATTCATGCGAGCTTTTTTGGCATAATCCGGGTTGGGAATCGTCAGGTGCTTTTTGCACCATATTTGCATTTCTGCCGATGGGTTTTCGATTGTAAGTGTGTTGGAAACGGTGATAATCATGCGAACACCACCCACGCTTCCAGAGCGCACCCGTAAAAGCACATTTCGTCAAAGCCGATACTCGATTGAGTTTTAGAAAGGCGTTTCAGCGTTTCGTAATCAAGCATGAGAATGCGGTCTGAACACAGGAGAGCGAACCAGCCCTTTCCATTTCCGCTGTTCTGCCATGCTTTCATAGCAGTGTGCTGATTGTCCTCAATTCTGGAAAATGTGAATCTTCCTCTCGAACACACCTTACAGTCAATGAGATATGCTTTGCCGTTTCTAACCGCAATCACATCTGCCGGTTGACCTGCCTGATTCTGAGCGAGGTTGTGACACCAGAAGCCCTGCTCAAAGAGGATTTCACAGAAAGCGGACTCAAAATCGTTGCCGAGCTTCTTATTCGTCATACTTCTCGTCCTCCTCTCTGTAGCGTTCCAGCTCCTTCATGCGGGAGCGGAAGTAGTCAGCCGCTTCGTAACCCATGTATCGCTCCACCAGATAGGCAAAATCATGCTCTGAGAAAAGGGTCTCGACCTTTCCGTCTTTAAGCTCCATCGTGCTTGGCATTGTGTGACACCTCCTCGTACTCCTGCATAAGCTCAAGAATCGTAGAGGAGTAATTTGTATTGGTAACTCCGCTTTCCCAAGCCTTTTGCGCTCCATAATCACCCATGTTGTACGCCATCAGAGCCTTGCCATAATCACCATATTTTTCGATGTAACCGCCAATAATCGTGATACCGCAAAAAGCGTTCTGATAAGGGTTGAGGAAGTCTGCGGTTCGGTATTGCTCCTCAAGCCAATCATGGTTTACAGCGTTGATCTGCATGAGACCGTAATCGTTTGTGGAACTGACAACTTCCGGGTTGAAGCCGCTCTCATGCTCAATCATGGCGAGAGCCAGCGTTACCGGGACGCTTTTCTCTGCGCAAATTTCGTAAATGTATCTCTGCAAAGAATCTGATAACGGAATGTCATACAGAAACACATCTGCGTTTTTGGGAAGCGCACCAGACTCATACACCGGGACTTCCACCTTCTCGGTGATTGTCACCGTTTTCTGCGGAGCGGTGAATTTCCCAATAGCAAAGCCTATCGCCATTCCTGCGACCGCCAGCCCTACGAGAACACCATACAGGCGTATCAGGTTGCGTCTTGGTTTTCTTTTGCTTTCTCTACATTGCGTAGCCATTTTTGAAAATCCTCCTCATTTTTCGGGTCTTCGTAGAACTTCTGCAAAATACCCACCAGTGGTCTTGCGAGGTCTGTAATCTGCGAATCACTGAGATTCACATTCAGAGAGGATTTTGTCACATTCATCAAGAACCACCTTTGCCTTGGGGTAGGTGTAGACACCCCGGATAATGCTCGACATTTCGGGTGGCTGAACTGTGATACCTCGCTTACGCAGTTCGAGAATCAAATCCACTTGCTTGACACCGAGCTTCTTCATTCGTTCCTGAATGTGGCTCATATTTTTACCTCCTTTCGCAATTCAGAAAACGGGAATTGCCTTGACAACAAAGCGAATTGATGTTATTATTCTTATAGGACTACTCAATCCTCGCCCCTCCTCGAAATTGCCACTTTCAAGGGGGTCGGTTTCTTATTGTCAATTCGGAAATCCCGAACTTCTTGGTCTTATTATAGTTCTTCTTTTGCGAATTGTCAATAGGCAAATTCAAAAAATCTAAATTAAAATTTGTGAAAGGAGAATCATCATGTCTTTCAGAGAAAACATCAATCGAATTTGTATTCAGCGTGGGACAAATCTCACCGCTGTCGTGAAGCAGGTCAAAGGCTCGTCTTCGTTCACCAGTGCCATCAATAAGGGGTCGCTTCCAAAAGAAGATGAAATGGTGGAAATGGCAAAGATACTGCATTGCTCTGTCCTCGATTTCTTCATGGACGAAGAAGACCTTGCGCCGCAGAACGAGCCGCAGAACGAGGACGAGAAAGACATTCTCAGGGTCTATCGCTCTCTTTCCAGACGAACCAAGCATGAGTTCATGGCTATGGTGTATGAATTTGAAAACCGAGAAGAATTAGAGGGGGATAAAGAATCTTCTGCGCACAGCGAAGATAATCCCCATAGAATTGCTCAGGCGTAAGAAGTACTTGGAGGTGATACTACGAAAGCGGTAATCTATGCCAGATATTCGAGCCATAACCAGAGAGAGGAATCCATAGAAGGACAGCTTCGTGAGTGTCACGACTTTGCACTGAAAAATGGAATGACGATCATCGGTGAATATTGCGACAGAGCAATCTCAGGTAAAACCGATAATCGTCCAAACTTTCAAAGGCTCATAAAAGACAGCGAAAAGGGGCAATTTGAAGCGGTGATAATGTACACCCTTGACCGCTTTGCCCGAAACCGATACGATTCAGCCATCTACAAAGCAAAGCTGAAAAAGAATGGCGTGAAAGTCTATTACGCCAAACAGCCCATGCCTGATACCCCGGAAGGGATTATTCTGGAATCAGTGCTGGAAGGGTACGCAGAATACTATTCGGAGAACCTGTCTCGGAACATCAAGCGAGGATTAAAAGAAAATGCCCTACAGTGCCTTGCCGTAGGAGGGGCAGGTATGCCCTTGGGCTACACTGTAGGGGAAGACAGGAAGTATAAAATCGACCCTGTTGGGGCGAAAATTGTGCAGGAAATCTTTCAGATGTATGCCGATGGTATGTCGGCAACTCAGATTATCAACGAGTGTAACAGACGAGGGTATAAAACCTCACGAGGGAACGCCTTTAACAAAAACAGTCTGCGCACAATGTTGAAAAACGACAGGTACATCGGGGTCTATCGCTTCGCAGATGTTGTAGTGGAGGACGGTGTGCCGCCTATCATAAGCCGGGAGCTGTTCGAGAAAGTACAGGCCACTCTAAGGCACAACTATTCGGCTCGTGCGAGGAATAAGGCTAAAGACGATTACCTTCTCACTACAAAATTGTTCTGCGGTCATTGCGGCTCTTCCATGGTCGGAGAAAGCGGCACTTCCAGATCGGGCAAGCTCCACCACTACTACAAGTGCATTGACCGTAAGCGGAATCACAAATGCAAAAAGGCGGTGGAGAAAAAGGATTGGATAGAGGAACTGGTGGTGCGGTTCACCGTTCAGAATGTATTGAATGATGAAACCATAGAACGCATTGCCAGAAAGACCATGGAGATTATTGAAAAGGAGTCGGCTGATACCTCCTATCTCAATGGACTTCAAAATGAGCTGAAAGACATTAAGAAGAAAATAAAAAACCTCATGAACGCTATCGAACAGGGGATAATCACACCCACCACCAAGGAACGAATGGACGAGCTGGAAGCTGAGAAGAACGACTTGGAGGGGAAGATTGCTCGTGAGGAAATGAAAAAACCACTCCTGACGAAAGAGCGCATAATACACTGGCTCAATTCGTTCAAGAGTGGTGATATAGATGATATTGAGTATCGGCGCAGAGTGGTAGATACTCTGGTGAACTCGGTGTATGTTTACGATGATGGAGAAAAGGGACGGAGAATCGTCTTCACTTTCAATATCTCCGGGCAAAACACAGCCACGCTTTCGTGTTCGGATATAGCGTGTATGGCTCCACCATAAGATCCACCGTAATTCTGATAGAATTGCGGTGGATCTTTCTGTTGCTTCTTTCAGACGTGTCTGTGGGAACCGCCGTATTCACGGAGCGGAAATGGAGATCGCTGCGACCGGCTTCATGGTGCCGCTCCCCGCAGCCCGGCAAGTATCGCAGGATACTCCTTCTCCCGTCAGCCAAACCGCCGGAGGCGGTGCGTCATAGGGCGCACCGCCTCCGGCGGTCATTTCTTTGCAAACCTTATTCGGCAGCGTTCAGACTGCTGTCCCACTTCCAGTTGCGGACCTCCGGCAGATCCACGCCGTTGTCCCGGATATACTGACGATGCTCCACCAGCTTATCCTGCATCTTCTGCACCAGATACGCCCCCCGGTTGCCCAACTGAGGCAGCCGACGGACCGTATCGATGACCAGATCGAAGCGGTCAATGTCGTTGAGAACACGCATATCGAAGGGGGTGGTGATGGTTCCCTCCTCCTTGTAGCCCCGCACATGGAGGTTCCGGTTGTGGCGGCGGTAGGTCAGCTCATGCACCAGCGTGGGGTAGCCGTGATAGGCGAAGATGATGGGCTTATCCTTGGTGAACAGGCCGTCGTACTCCTCATCCGTCAGGCCGTGGGGGTGCTCGGTGTGGGGCTGCAGCTTCATCAGATCCACCACGTTCACCACACGGATCTTCAGCTCCGGCAGCTCCTGACGCAGGATACTCACGGCGGCCAGCGTCTCCAGCGTAGGCGTATCGCCGCAGCAGGCCATGACCACATCCGGCTCCTGCCCCTGATCGTTGGAGGCCCAGCTCCAGATGCCGATCCCCTGGGTGCAGTGCTTCACCGCCTGCTCCATGGTCAGCCACTGGGGCCGGGGGTGCTTGCTGGCCACAATGACATTGACGTAATTTCGGCTGCGGATGCAGTGGTCGAAGCAGGACAGCAGGCAGTTGGCATCCGGCGGCAGATACATCCGCACCACGTCGGCCTTCTTGTTGGCCACGTGATCCAAAAAGCCGGGGTCCTGATGGGTAAAGCCGTTGTGGTCCTGCTGCCAGACGTTGGAGGCCAGAATATAGTTCAGCGAGGCGATATCCTGCCGCCACGGCAGCTCGCTGCACATCTTCAGCCACTTGGCGTGCTGGGCGAACATGGAGTCCACGATGCGGATGAAAGCCTCATAGCTGTCGAAGAAGCCGTGACGGCCCGTCAGGAGGTAGCCCTCCAAAAAGCCCTCGCAGAAATGCTCGGAGAGCATGGAGTCCATGACCCGGCCGTCCGGGTCCAGATGGTCGTCGATGCCGGGGATCTGCTGGTCCAGGAAGCGGCGGCCCGTCACCTCGAACACCGCCTGCAAGCGATTGGAGGCCGTCTCG